GCACGGGAAACCTTGTTGGCCTTGGCGAAAGCAGCGATCAGTTCGAGGGCGGTGGTGTTAAGAGTGTTGGTCATGGTGTTTTCTCCTAGTGAGTTGTGTGATCCGATGAATGTAATTATACAGGTTCTGGAATCTATGTCAACAGTTTTTCGACTTCAACTCCAAGAAAAAATTTCACTTGAGCAGACACTTGACATATCCCACTTACTGATGTTACCTATGACGTCTCTCTGATAAAACAAGTTGCTAAGGTCAGTGTGGTGCGCGAAACGTCAAGGTAATTCAGACCAACATCAAACAGGGGCGTTCCTGATAATTTCAAGAAGTTCCGACAAAGAATCTACAATTATTTTATTCTTCATTACCAATCCATATTCTTTAGCTTCATCCTGAGAATTAGCTGTACCTCTTCTGGCACATTAGATAACTCAAAAATCCGGGGATACACCCGAACATTATAGACATCCCATAAACTAATATCACCGGAAAACTTAGAGTTCATGAAAGTCTCTGCCATGTAAACCACATTGGATACATTCCAATCACGGATATTACCATTGAAGTGTGAGTTCTTGAATGTATGGTTCATCACCTTCACACTCGACAAATCCCACTGACTAATGTCACCATTGAACTTAGAATTGAAGAATATGTAACTAATATCCAACAACTTTGAGGTGTCGAGGTGATTTAGGTCTGCATCATCACTCACATTAAGAATGATTCTTCTTAGATGTGCCTTATTCTGAATAGGGACTTTATTAGTCAGTGGGTCTATCTTTAGGTCATCTTCTAGGAGCATTGTATTCTCATGACTGATATTAGTCGACGTTGATAGTCACCTTAAAGTGACGCCGGAATTGTTCTGCACTCACGATGTTTTCCTTTCGGAAACGGAAGACACGGACCTTCCAGTGGCCATGTTCAACAATTTTACTGACCTTCTTACCACGAACCACAGTCCGCTCAACCTTCTTACGACGCTTCTCTGCATGGTATACATAAATGTATTCAGAACCAGTCAGACGATTGACAGGGACACGGACATTGGAGTAATGGGAATCACTACCACCACCCCAAGTAGGTGCACCAAATCGAGCAAGCCGACTATAGATTTCATCGAACTTGGTGATGGTGAAGGTAGAATAAACAAAGTTCGGTTTCTTGATGGTAATCACGATATTTTCCTCTTGAATTTAGTGTGTTAAGTATAACTTTGTGGTGGTGATCTGTCAAGTGTTATATTTCAGGCAGACCCCAAAATAATCTCAACCAGATCACTTCTCGTTAGAACAATAATTTTATCTTTCATCACGTTAAACAAAATTAGAGTGGCCGAATTTCAACATCAGAAAAATAATGTCATCATTACTTACAATGGAACCCTTAAACATTCCATTAGCATTTATTATGTTAGACAAGTCCCATTCAGATACATTCCCTCTGAATTCAGAATCCATAAACATGTTCTTACTGAACAGGACATTAGACATATTCCATTTACTAATGTCACCGTTAAACTTAGATTCCCTGAACATGTTGGTGGTTACACGAACATTACTAGTGTCCCATTTACTAATGTCACCATTGAAAACAGAACCACGAAACATACCATTCATACTCCTTACATTTGAGACGTCCCATTCACTGATGTTACCACAGAAGTTATAACGAGTATCCCCATGGAAAAGAAAACTCATATCCTCAATCAATGATACATTGATGTGGTTAAGGTCAGCATCATCGGGGGAATTCTCAATGATCTTAATCAATTCTATCTTAGTGAGTACAAGAATTCTTTCTTTCATGGTCTTTTACCTTCTGGGTTCAATGTATTGAGTTCCAATACCAAAATTTTTACTACGGTGACAACCAGTAGGAATTGCAATAGGCGCATCCATACAAGGACCACATCCCATAATTTCCCACCATAGTGCAGGAGTAGAAAAATCATTTACCCCATTGTTATAAAATTGGTAAATTGAAAGATGTGGATTCAACCCAGTAACAGCATACCCTACTTGTTTATTCATTTTAAAGTCCCATAACTACGGTAAAATGATGTTTGTGTTGGACCGCACTTACAACATTTTCCTTATGAAAGCGATAAACACGAACTTTCCAATGACCGCGAGAGATAATAGTGCTAACTCGCTTTCCCTTAACGACTTTACGCTCAACCTTTTTACGATGCTTCTCCGCATGGTAGAGATAGATGTAACCTTTATTGCCACACATTTTTTCACGGACATTAGACCAACGACTACCCCAAGTAGTAACACCAAACTTAGCAAGGTGGGTGTAAATGCTTTTGAAAGTGTCAATTTCAAAAGTAGAGTAAATGAAATTAGGTTTTTGGATAGTGATCATTTTTTAATCCTCTTGATTTATTGAGATTTGAGTATATAACAGTTAATTTTAGTTGTCAACAAGAAAAAATAAATATTTTATAGATTATGAGGTGCATAGCACCTCATAGCCGGTCGAAGACCGGCTTTAATAATATGTATACATATAGTGTACTAGTAAACCACTAGATTTATTATAACATATAAGTACACATATGTCAACATATATTTTTATTATGTACTATATATCCAACCACTTCGTTAATTATACCATAAATTTTAACTAGTGTCAACTATTATTTTCAATTATTCACAACGTATAAATATCAGTATTGTTAAATGGAGAATTATACATGGCTGGTGATCTTAATGTAGTTGATCTTGATTTTGATGACATCAAGACAAATTTAAAAAATTTCCTTAGTAATCAAAGTTATTTCACTGATTATGACTTTGAGGGGTCTGCATTATCTATTCTCTTAGATATGTTAGCATATGATACCCACTACAAGGCATATCTTGCAAACATGGTTATTAATGAGAGGTTCATTGATACTGCGGTTAAACGCGCATCTGTTATCAGTCATGCAAAGACTCTCGGGTATGTTACTCGTTCCGCACGCGCATCAAAGGCAGTTGTAGATGTAACAGTCTATGGTATTAGCCCAGATTATACCATGAGTATAGATAAATTTACACCCTTTAATTGCACTGTCGATGGTGTTGCATATACCTTCGTCACTGCTAAGGCATACACCACAATACCATCAGGTGAATTTAATTCATATACATTCAGTAATGTGGAACTCTATGAGGGTAACCCCATAAGCTATTCCTACGTTGTAGATGATATTCAACAGAAGCTATACAAAATACCCGCATTAAATGTAGATACAACCACACTAACTGTTTCTGTCCAGACCAGTGGGACGGATACCACCACACAGATCTATTCATATGCAGATTCAATTAGTGTTGTAGGTTCCGATGATAGAGTATTTTACCTTGAAGAAGGCAATGATGGATACTACTATATCTACTTTGGTGATGGTATTTTAGGAAAGCCAATTGATGTAGGTAACATAATCAATATGTCATACATCGTAACTAACGGTGATAGTGCCAATACCAGTCAATTTTCTACTCAGGTATTCTCTTTAGCAGGAATTATCGGGGGGTATTCATCAAGTAACGTCATTGTTACCACCGTAAGTCCTAGCTCGGGTGGTGCGCCTAAACAGTCCACAGATGAAATCAGATTCCTTGCACCGAAGAATTACAGTGCACAGGGTAGAACTATTACTGCAATCGATTATAAGGCATTGCTACTGAAAGATTTCCCTGAGATAGATAGTATAGCTGTATGGGGTGGTGAGGATAATGTGCCACCAATCTATGGCAAAGTTTTTATTGCAATCAAGCCAAAAAACGGGTATTCTGTCAGTTCATCCACAAAAGATGCAATTACTGCCTACCTCAAGAATAAGAGCATCGTAAGTATTCAGTTTGAGTTTGTCGATCCTGACTTCACATTCATCTCAGTGAAGAGCAACATCAAGTATAATCCAAACTTGACCGTGAAGGACTCTATACAGATAGAATCTCTGGCAACTACTGCAATACAGAGCTATTTTAGTGCTACTCTTGGTAAATTCGATACCAAGCTTTACATATCAAAGTTACAATCAGTGGTCGATAGAATCGATCCAAGTATATTGGGTAATAGCATTGTTTTGAGCCTCCAAAAAAGAATAGAACCAATTATAGGACTGAACTCGACTTACTCACTGTACTTTAATAACCCAATTGCGCCATACACATTATACAGTAGCGCATTTAAAGTAGTGTTGGGGACTAACACATACACCGTAGCAATAAAAGATATTCCCAATACCACCCCACCTGACAACCAAGGTACAGGGACTCTTGTGGTTTTTGATATAAACACTGGTGTAAATATAATCAACAACATCGGTAATGTGAATTACGCCACTGGTCTGGTTAATATAACAAACCTAAGTGTGTATGGCTACCCATCTAACTACATATACGATATCAGAGTAAATTGCAACCCACAAGCAACTATTGATGAGATTTCTAATAACATCATTGGTAATATCTCGGAGAGTGCATATATTCCAACACCAATGCAGAACCAGATACTGTTACTCGATGATAGCTCAAGCGTATCCGGTTACTATGTGAATAATGGTCTGAGTGTCAAGGCAACTCCTTTAAAAGGATGATAAATGTCATTAATTAAAAAAACATCTATTCTCAGTGATTCAAGATTCCCCTCGTTCATCCGGGGGAATCCTGAGTTTGATATGCTTCGTAGATTCATCAAGTCATATTTTGAAAGTATTGAAGAGGTAGGAAAGCCAAACTATGAATTATTGTATGCACGAGAAAATACCGATGTAGATACTGTCACAAGCGAATTTCTTGATAAGTTTTATTCGTCTTTATGTCCAGAACTACCAATAAACATATTGGCAGATAAAAGGTTACTACTTAAGCATTCCAGAGAACTATACCAGAAAAAAGGGACACCAGATAGCTTTAAGTTATTGTTCAAGTTACTCTATAATGAAGTCATCAACATAAAGTACCCAAGTGAGAATATTCTTAGGACAAGTGATGGTAAGTGGAACCAAACCGTTGCAATCCATGTGGTTTTCCCAGAGGAAGTTAGTGAAAAAACCATAATTGGTCTGGTCGGTCAAGAAATAACTATCACCAAGAAAACAGGTATAATACGAAACGTCGTCACCCAGATAAGAAAAATAGCATACAATAATGTGTATGAAGTGACACTAGATAAACAAAAAAACCTACTTTTTGAGGTAGGTGATACGGTGTCCATTGGTGGCATCGCTTGTTCAGTTCTACCAAGCACACAGTCAATAAAGATTTTAAAACAGGGTCGAAATTTCAAGATAGGCCAGATAATTAAGTTGGATATTGATGATCGAGTAAACAATATATCACTAGCAAAGATAACCGATGTTACCTCTATCGGTGGTATAAAGAGCATCAAGATAATCAAGTTTGGTTCTGGATACAATGCAGACTTCAACCTTACAATATTTGCAGACACCAATGGAGTAACAAACGTAGCAGAGGGAGATTTTGAGGGTGGTATTCTTCCATACAAAGAATCTACCAATGGTTATAAAGAATTTGGTACGGTCAGTAAAGTTGGCTCTTATGGTGACATAAAAGACTACTTCCTACAAGATTATATCGTAGAAGACTACATATCCACTCCATATTCATACTTCTATGGAACAACACAAACAAGTTCTACCTATAGTAGTGCTAACGATTATTTCCTTGAGGATTATATCTTAGGCGATTACACCACAGTGTTCAATCCTAATGATATTGATGCATATGCAATTCTTTCAATAAATGTGGGGGCAATACTCAGTTATCCGGGATTCTTCTCAAATATTAACGGTAGTCTAAGCAACCCATTAATATGCTTACAGGATAACCACTTATACCAGAACTTTAGCTATGTGATACAGAGTTCCGTATCCAGAAATAAGTTTTCAGATGTCGTGAAAAATTTACTTCACCCTGCCGGTATGTTAATGTTTAGTGATCTTTTACTTGAGAACACGTTTAATGTAAGTAATAGTGTGAGTGATGATACCACGATGGTTGTCAATATGGCGATCAATGAGAAGATAGTATCTGATGATCGGTTAAGTGTCATACAAGTAAAAGAACTTTTCGATGAGTTTTCACTGGATAGTCTATTACTAAGAAATATCGAAACAAATATATACGATACGGTTAGCCCAATTGAATATGATGGGTATTATCAGAATGGGTATGTTGATATAGATTATTCATTCGGTGTTGATGGTATATTAAAGAATATTTCACAGAAAAAGTACGATCAGCTTGCAACAAGTGATGACTTTGATAGCATTCTAGGTATTACCGTCGATGATGTTACCCCTGTAGTAGATTATTTGGGATTCGGTTCAGCTATTACCAATACAGATACAATTACAACTACAGATATTATTAGTAATAACTTAAATACACAAATTGCAGAAACCGTTGACACCATAGATTCCCATAACACAACTACAGACATTTCACCAGAGGATGTAATCACTGCCGTAGAGGATTTGGGTACAGGTAAAAACATGGAGGTCTCGGATAATGTCACTGTAACCGATAATGTATCCGGTAACTTAACCGCAACCCTAAGTGATGTAGTTGGACTTGCAGAGATATCATCATATGTGGCAAATGGATATTCAGAGGATGGATACTTCGCTATAATGGATGGCTTCTCAATTAAAGTGCTATAAATATAGTTATTAAAAACTTTTTCAAAAACGAGAGGAAAATAATGTTTTCTGAATATATTACAATAAAAGGCGACTTGGACATAGAAGTATTTGACGAGGTTACTCAGACACAAACCGAGAAAAGACACGTAAAAAACTTAGTTGTTCAGGTTGGTAAGAATTTTATCGCTTCCAGAATGATTCAGGCATCTGAGCCAGTTATGAGTCATATGGCTATTGGTTCCGGTTCCCTAACCCCAGCAAGCTCAGACACCACCCTGACTACCGAGGTTGCACGTGTTGCTATCACCTCTGCCACAAACGCAGATAATGTAATCACATACGTCGCAATATTCCCTGCTGGTACTGGTACTGGTCCATTAACAGAGGCAGGAATATTCAATAGCGATACCGCCGGAAGTATGTTATCACACACCACTTTTGCTGTCGTGAATAAAGGTGCTAATGATACCGTCTCAATTACTTGGTCTATTACTGTCCAATAATTACCCAAAAAGTAGGATTAAAAATGATGGCGATAATCTGAGAGGGTTATCGCTTTTTTATTTGGTTAAATAATCGAGTATATATTTGAATAAAGGTTTTATATGTCATTTCTATTAAAAAATAGCATCCATAGTAGTATCGCAAAGACATTCTACGATGACGTTCTTAGTCAGCGTAACATGTACTATTATTTTTTGGGTAGAACACAGCAATGGAATAATACTACGGATCTACCACCAGAGATAGAAGACACTCTTTCCGAGGAGAATTATATAAGAAACAATATAATATACCTGCATAAGATTGGTGTAAGTGACATTTGTCTAGTTACAAAGAGAATAGACTGGAAAGTAAATACAGTTTATGATAGATTTGATGGTAATATAAACACACTTAACAAATCATCCACGGGT